CATGAACCACTAGAAAAAGCTTTAGAAAAGACTAGGGCTTTACTTAATAGATGTCTTGCAAATGGGCAGACACAATTAAGAACAATAGATGCATTTGATATAGTTATGTTTGCTGCTGATGCTGTTATATCTGGTGGTGTTCGTAGATCTGCAACCATAGCATTGTTTTCTGCTGATGATGAATTAATGATTAACGCAAAAACTGGGGATTGGTATTTTACTAATCCTCAAAGAGCTAGGGCAAATATCTCTGCGTTACTTCATAGGAAATATACTTCTAAAAAAGTATTTGAAAATTTATTTAAGGCAACAAAAGAGTTTGCAGAACCAGGCTTTTTCTTTGCTGATTATTACGATGTATTATGCAATCCATGTTGTGAAATTTCATGGATAACTAGGCACTTCTATAAGAAGAACAGTCCAGAATTAGCCGAGGCTTTGTCATTATATGAAGGACCAATAACAACAAAAGAGTCATGCAAAGATGATATGCCAGAAGATGAGGTTGGTCTTTCTGGTTGGGGATTCTGCAATTTATCAACCATTAATGGCAAAACAGTAACATCAGAAGAAGACTTCTACGAAAGATGTGCTGCTGCTGCGTTTATTGGTACATTACAAGCATCTTTTACCAATTTCCCATACTTGGGTCATGTTACAGAACTTATCGCTCGTAAAGAGGCATTATTGGGCGTTTCAATTAATGGTATGCAGCATCATCCAAAAATACTTTTAAATCCAGAAATTCAGCAGAAAGGTGCTGAAATAGTAAAGAATACAAATAAAAAATACGCATCTATTTTAAACATAAACCCTGCTGCTAGAACGACTTGTGTCAAACCAGAAGGTAATTCTGCTGCTTTATTAGGTTCAACATCAGGCATTCATCCAGACCATAGCAGGAGGTATTTCCGTATTGTCCAAGCTAACCAGCTTGAATCTCCTTATCAACACTTTAAAACCATTAATCCTCAAGCATGTGAAGAATCTGTATGGTCATCTAATAAAACAGATGATTGTATAAGGTTTTGTGTGCAAAGCCAAGATGGTACAGTACTTAAGGAAGAAATAAATGCTATATCTATGTTAGACAATGTTGTTTCAACTTATAAAAATTGGGTAGTTTCTGGTAAAAATCCAGAGCTTTGCGTTAGAAAAGAATTAAATCACAATGTATCTAATACAATACATGTACAAGATGATGAGTGGGATAAAGTTAAAGATTATATTTATGATCATCGTGCAGATCTTGCTGGAATATCGCTTATAGCTTCTAGTGGAGATAAAGATTATAATCAAGCACCATTTACAGCAGTCTATTCAATTGAAGAACAAATAAAAAATTGGGGTTTTGAAGCTACATCTAGTGCTTATGAAATTTACCCAAAATTTTCTGAATATAACTTTAACTCTTTATGGGATGCGTGTTCTTGTGTTCTTGGTTATTTTGAACCAAAAGACAGTAAACAAGAAGAGTGGAAAAAATTAATTAAAACATATTCTGATCAGTGTTTTAGTTCTAATATAAAGTATGCCACTTATGCACTTAAAGATGCGTACAATTTAGACTTATGGAATAAGCTTATAGATAGTTATTCAGAAGTAAACTATTTAAATGTATTGGAAGAAAAATCAACAATAAATATACAAGGCGAACTGGCTTGTGCTGGCGGTGCGTGTTTAGTATGATAAGAACCAGTTTAAAAAGATCAAAAAGGTGTTCTTGCAGAATTAAAAAACTTAAAAAGAAAAAAATAAGAAGTGCCAAAAAGAGAAACCCTTAAAGTATGCGGGTTTAATGTTGGTACTTTAAAATAAGAATTGTATAATATGCATGATGACTACCTATATTAACAATGCACTAATATGTATAGAGGTAATTATGAATGAGTCATTTCAAAATGGTGATGTTGTTTGTTTAAAATCTGGAAGTATGCCAATGACTGTTGTTAACACAAATAAAGAGACTAATGAAATTTTAGTTGCTTATTTTGATTTAGATGCCAATGTTATGCGTGATGGCTTTCCACCAGAAGCACTTGAGTTTACTCATGATTCTTGGAAAATGAAATATTGTGTTGATTTACATGATGACGAAGACGAAGAAGAAGAGAATGGATTTTAATATGCCAACCTATGAATACACATGTGAAAATTGCAACGCTTCAACAGAACAGTTTCGTACCTTTGCAGAAGGTCATTTAGAAAAATGTCCTAGTTGTAAAAAAAATAAATTGGTTCAAGTATTTTCTGGTGGCATAATTAGTTATGTTAAAGGTGGAGAAACACTAGGCCAGATAAGCGAACAAAATTTTAAAAGAGAAGGTGGAAAAATAAAAGAAAAGATTGCAAAAGAAAAAGAAGAAGCAGATAATAAGCTTCCTTGGTGGAGGTCTGGAAAAGTAAAAGGTCTTGAAAAACAAGACAAAATATTAAATGTTGATAAGATTAAGAACATTAGGAAATATATAGACAAAGGAGAAAAAAAATGAGCAAGTTAAAACAAGAAGATGAAAAAGAAAAACCAAAAGAAGGTTTGGTAGATGGTGGGCATGTAATTATAAAGTGCAGCAATTGCAATAAGCCATTAGTAGATGTTTTGATTGTAAAACCAAACGAAAAGAAAAGTGATGGAACACCATTTATTTGGAAGTGTGTAGCAGAATGTTGTTACTGTAACGATAAAAGCTTTATTACAGAAGTAAAAGGAATATTTCGTGCTGCTGGATTCATTGTTGAAGACAAAGAAAATCCAGAACATTATACTGAAATTACAAATTTAGATGATATTGTAATTGATGAAGATAATATTTTATTTAAAACATCTAGGAGAAAATAATGGAAATTTATGACGATCCAGAAATAAAGTCATACGGATATGACAAAGATGCAAATGATATAGATCCAAATGAGCCTTTTTGTTTGGCTAAAAAATCATTATATATAACTAATAACACCTATTCTTATTGGGTTAAAATGTGTCTTTCGTCTTTTAGTCCAAGCAAATTATTTGATCCAGAAACAGATCTTGTTGAAGAATTAAGAAGGTTTGATAATTATACTGGCAAAAACAAATACCACTATAGAAAAGTTAGTGAAGAATGTTTTAATCATTATATCTCATATCTTACTACAAAAAAAACATCCTTTATTAGAAACGCAGACAGGAGTGCTATAGCATGAAAAACAAAAAATTTGTTATTGACGAAGTTAAAGAGTTTTATATAAAATCAAACTCTCACTTACAAACAATTGAATCTATAGCAGAAAAAGTTGGTGCTAAGATTGAAGACATTCAAGAACTGTATAATTCTTCAAAAACCAAAGCATCTAATGCATTTCAAGTTTATAGCGGAACAGTCTCTATGACTGAAAAACAAGGTGTTGCAGATGACAATAATTCTAAAAAAGACAATATTAACCATGAATTCTTAGATAGGTATAAGAATACAAGGCATAAAATATGATTTGCACTCAAGAAGACAATTTTATTTTTGAAAAGCCTAGATGGATAGCTGTACTATCTGATGGTACAAAAGTTTATCAAGATGATGATAGGCCAAATTTAGAAATAAACTCTGCTTGGATTAGGTTAAAAAAACACATAACTACTACTGGATTAAAGATTACAAAGCTTTACTTTCAGTTTAGGTCTAATTTTTTTGAACCTTTTCCAGAGAACGCACAAGGTTATTATTTTTCAAATGGGGTAATCGGACAGTTATCATCTGATTATTCCATAAATCTTTTTGTTTCTGGCGAAATAATTGGCAATGTTGCACGAATAAAGAGTATAAAAGTTCCTGAGTTAATTGTAATAAATGAAGAAGATAGGATCTTAGAAAATATTTCTATAGATCCAGTAATAATGAATGATTAATTATGGCAAAACAACGAAGTGATGATAGCAAATACGAATCCAGACATGGTGGTGGTTGGATTACTCCAGCACAATTCTTAGCTGAAGTTATGTGTGAAAGAACAGCCAAAGAAAATCTAGAAGAATTACCTATTAAATTTTGGAACAAACCAAGATGGAAAAAGGAATTCTTTAAACAATTGAATTTAGCTAATATAATCTTAAAAGATCATGATGCAGCAATTGTATCTAAAGCACTTAGATCTAAAGAAGGCAAAAATATATTTTCATTAGGTGCTCCTTGGCTTAAGAAGTTAATTATTTTGGAAGAAAAAAGCTTTAAAGAAATTTCAAGCTTGACTGAATCAAAAGAAGCTGTAGAACTTCCAATTAGAAAAACCTTTCAGCAATCTAAATCTTTAATTAAAAGAATAAAGGAACTAGACAATGAGTGACAATCTTGAAAAAATTCTAAAAGAAGTAGATAAACAATATGGCAAAGGTGTTGCTATAAATGCTAACGACTTATTAGACGAGGAAAAGCATGTAATACCTTTATCTCCAGCATTAAACTTAGGTTTGCATGGTGGAATACCAGAAGGTTCTTGGATCACATGTTCTGGACACCCAAAAAGCGGTAAAGAACAACCTGTCTCTGCCATAGTTTATACAGCTAATGGACCAAAAAGAATTGGCGATATCACATATGGAGAAATGGTTTGTTGCCCAAATGGAACAACATCTATGGTTTGCGGTATTTATCCACAAGGTGTAAAAGATGTTTATACAGTAACATTTTCAGATGGATCAACAGCAGAGTGCGGAGAAAATCACTTATGGAATATAAAAACTAGAGAACAAAAATCTTATAAAACTGTAATGTTAAAAGATTTTATGAACAAAATATATATAGGTAAAAGCACTAAGGCCAAGTATTCAATACCAATAACAGCACCAGCAAAATTTAATTCAATTAAAAATCCAATAAATCCATTTGTATTTGGTGTTTTGCTTACTGTTGGATTTTTTAATAAAAAAATTACTGTATTGATTGAGGATGAAAGGCTTCGTAGTCGCATTTGCGATTTAATGAGTGGAACTGGAATACCTTACACAAAAGAAGAAAGTCAATTAACAATAGATGTACATAGTGAATTAAAAGAATTGGGCCTTCTTGGAAAAAAAACATCTCAAAAATTTATACCGCCAAATTACTTATACAATTCAATAGAAAATAGAATGTCTTTATTGCAAGGAATACTCAGCTTTGCACATATAACAAAAACAGAAACCCCAATTCTTACAGTATCATCAAAGCAATTTGCTGAAGACTTTAGACTATTGGTTCAGTCTTTAGGTGGGATATGCTTGATATCTAGACATAAAAACAACGAAGAAAACTTTATTTATTACTGTTCTATTATCATTAAAAACAAAAAGAAACTATTTGAATTTAAAAAAGAAAAATTTAAAAAGAAAGATGTAAAAAATAACATATCTAGAAAAATAATATCTGTAGTAAAAACAAGAAGAGAACAAAGTGTTTGTATCTCAGTTAGAGATAAAAGCGGTTTGTATTTAACAGACAATTTTGTTGTAACTCATAACACGCTTACCTCACTATCTTTTGCTGCTCAATGTCAAAAACCAGAGAATGGTTCTAGACATGTGTACTATCTAAACATTGAGGGTAGATTAAAGCCTATGAATCTAAGGGGCATAGCTGGCTTAGATTTGAATAAGATGACAATTTATAGATCTACCCAAGAAAAGATTCTTACCGCAAAAGACTATCTAAATTTGGCTTTTAAAGCCATCAATACTCATCCTGGAAGTTTAATCATTATAGATAGCGTTTCTGCTCTATGTGACGAGAAAGAAATGGATCAAGGTATTGGCTATGAGAATAGAGGGGCTGGCAATAAGCTTTTTGCTGGATTTTGTAGGCAAGCAGCAAATATAGTGCCTGTTCAAAACTGTATGGTTTGGGCAATTATGCACTTAACTCAATCTCAAGGTATGTATGGTGGTTATACAGAAAAGGGTTCTAGAACATTGCAATACCAAGCAGATGTTCAAATGAGAGTAAAATCTGATAAGCCTTGGACTGTTGGTGGGGAAGGAAAAGACAAGCAAATTGGCCAGCAAGTGCATTGGTTAATTGAATCTTGTTCTTTAGGATCACCAGGAATGGAAGTAGATAGTTATATAAGATATGGAATTGGAATAGATAATACATACGAAGCAATTAATTTAGGTTGTCAGCTTGGTCTTATAAACAAAGCTGGTGCTTGGATGACATTGGATTTTATGGAAAGACATTTAAAGCTACTGAAAGCTGAAGCTTGGGATGATGCTACTATTAAGTTGGTTAAAACTCAAGGTGCAGAAAAAATGTATAAATTATTGTTAGAAAATCCTAAGTGGATTGCTGCTCTAGAAAAAGAAATTAAGGCTATTATATCGTGAAAGTAATAGGTCTTGATGGTAAAACTTACTCTTGGACTTCTGGCAATGTTCCAGATCACGATGATTCTAAACCTAGATCTTCATTGCATTTGTTGGCTAGGTCTATACTTAAAGCAATGTATCCAATGGATAGAATTTTAGAAGAAGCAACTTTGCCTGGTTCTGGAGGTCTAACCGCAGATTTTTGGTTGCCATTAAGAAAAACAATAGTTGAAGTTCATGGGGAACAACACTACAAATTCATACCCTTTTTTCATAATACAATGTTGAACTTTTATCATTCCAAAAAAAATGATAAGAATAAAATAGAGTGGTGTGAAAAAAATAACATTTACCTTATAGAGTTACCATTCAATGAATCAGAACAACAATGGCGAAAAAGAATTGAAGGTTAGCGAAGAAGAAAAATTTGATTCTCTTTTAGATAGCTATGAAAATTCAATAGGTTTATCCTCAATCCCTAAAGATTTAGAATTTACTTGTATGAAATACTTGTATCTATCTCAAGAAGAATTAAAAAAAATGACTTCTGAAGATTGTGCAGAAGCTTGTGTTCTATTAAATAGCTTCTCCTTTCATTTATCTAGAATGCTAAACAGAGAAAAAGCAAAATTAAGATGGTGCAACGAAAAGATATTAAAAGCTATTTCGTCTAAACTTACAGATTATAGATACTTCTCTCCAGATGAAAGAATGGCTTTATCAGTTAAAGATGATGATTATGCACAAAAAGTAAAGATGCTTGCAGTAAAAATACAAGCAAGAATAGACAGGACAGAATATTTACCCATAAGAGTAGAAAAAGTTTCTGATACATTTTCTAATCTTTCTTATAACAAAAGGAAAAACAATGAGCGTAATATCTAAATTAAAAGAAGCAATACAAAAAAGTGATTGGGTATTAGTAGATGAAGTATTGCAAGATTTAGCTGGCGTTGTAGTGCTCAACAATAGAAAAGAAGAAGTTGTTGTTGAAACAATTAAGAATGAAGAAATTCAATTGAATAAATTCATGATCAATACGAATAATAGTGCAGTCAAGGCAAAAGAATCAGTTGCTAGGCCAGTATTTCAAAATAAATTTGTAGACGATCAAACTTTAGAATGTTCTTTTATTGAAGAGCAACCTAAAGATCTACAACCCAAAAAATACAGAAGGCCAGTAGATGAATCTTCTGGATTTCAAAGCGTTAAGTGTACAAAATGTTCCAACACTATGGAAATAACCTCAGAGGAATATGCGTTTAAGTCTAGAGATAATGAATCTTCTGGATTTATATGCGTTCCTTGCATGAAAAAAGCGGTGAGAAGATGATAGATGTAGGTGCAGAAAGAGTGGTCTTAGCTGGACTTTTTCAGAAAGGCTACGATTGTTTTATTGAAGTTGCAGATATTATTGATGAAAACTGTTTTTCTAGCGATGACAATGCTGCTATATTTAAATGTTTTTCAAAAATAATTACTGATAAGAGTTCAAGGGTAGATATACCAACAGTTATTTCTACTGCTGAATCTTTAAACTTATCACAGTTTTTTAAGACATCAGAACAGGCAAAGTATTTAAGATCACTAACCAGTTTTCCAGTTGAATTAGTTAATGCCAGAAAAAGTGCAGCAAAGCTTAAAAAGTTGAGCATTGCCAAAAACCTGTCTTTAAATTTAATCAATGGTGCGAACACACTTGAAAATGTGACTGGTGATGAGCCTATAAGTCATATTATTTCTATTGCAGAATCATGTGTTTTAGATGCAACATTTAAGATTTCAAACTCCGAAGACCCTAACCCAAAACTAATGAGCGATGGTATAGAAGAATATGTTGAGTATTTAGAGTCAAATCCAATTTCACAGTTGGGCATTTCCTCTGGATTTAAAGCATATGATATGGCTATTGGGGGTGGATTTAGGCCAGGAACAGTGAATCTTATCGGTGCTAGAATGAAAACTGGTAAAAGCTTTTTTGCTGACAATGTTGGCATTAGCGTATCATCAAACAAGATTCCAGTCTTAATGCTTGATACAGAAATGACAGAGAAAGATCATTGGCATAGAATATTAGCTTGTATGTCTGGAGTTAAAATAGAAGAAATTGAAAGTGGTTTGTTTTCAAAAGATGTTTCAAAAAGAAATAGTATTAAAAAGGCTATTGAAAAAATTAAAGAAATGCCATTTCAATACAAGTCTATTGCAGGAAAAAGCTTTGATGAAGTTATAAGTATGGCTAGAAGATGGGTAATTAAAGATGTTGGTCTTGATGATTCTGGAAAAGCAAATCCGTGTTTAATCATATATGACTATATAAAGCTAATGGATGACTCTGGTATTGGTAAAAATATGGCAGAATATCAAGCACTTGGTTTTTTAATGACAAACCTACATAACTTTATGGTTCAATATAATGCTTCATGTTTAGCATTTACTCAGCTAAACAGAGATGGTATTAATCGTGAAGATACTGATGTAGCATCTGGTTCTGACAGAATACTTTGGCTATGTTCCAACTTTTCAATCTATAAAAGGAAAAGTGAAGAGGAAATGGCAGATGAAGGATTCTCTCAGGATAAGATTAGATACAATTTAAAATTAGTTCCTGTTGTTGCAAGACACGGAAAAGGAATGGATCAAGGCGATTATATAAATATATTTGCTAATTACGAATTTGGAAAAATAGAAGAAGGTCCAACTAGAAGTCAAATTTTTAAATCTCAGTCTACAAGACAAAATAATGGTTTTGTAGTGGAAGGATTACCAGATGAAATCGAAGTCAACTGAAATAACTAAGAATGAATATTTAAATGCTGTAATATGTGACAAAATAGAATTTCTTATGGACTATTTTAATATTCAATACAAATCCGTTTCGGACTCAATAGTTTGTGCTTGTCCAGTTCATGGTGGAGATAATAGAACAGCAGTAAATCTTTTTATGTCTGGACACACAAGAGTTGGTAATTGGGTTTGTTATACACATCATTGCGAAAACACATTTATAAATACATCTATAGGATTTTTTCGTGGAGTGATGAGCAATAAAAAGTATGGTTGGTCAAAGGTTGGAGATAAAACAGTTAGTTTTTCAGATACAATTGCTTCTCTTTGCGGATTATTAAAATTGGATCTTTCTGACATAAAAGATACTGTTAGTTCTCATGCTTTTGATAAACACGCACATTTATTTACTCCTTCTAAAAAAGGGAAAGAATTCTTATACACTAAAAAAGTTGTAAGAGAAAGACTTGATATACCATCAAAATACTTTGTATCTAGAGGCTATTCTGCACATATATTAGATATGTATGACATTGGGGAATCAAAATCAGACAATAGATTCTTTAGGAAAAGGGCAGTAGTTCCAGTATATGATTCAGACAATAAAACAATTGTAGGTTTTACTGGAAGAACAATACTTGATAAATGCATTAAATGTAATAACTATCATGAAAATGAAAGCTGTGATCCACAAAATATTATTAGCAAATGGATTCACAATAAAGGATTCTCAAAAAAGAACTATCTCTATAATTTTGGCAATGCTAAAGATGAAATTAAAAAAACTGGAATAGTTATATTGGTTGAAGGTCCAGCAGATGTATGGAAATTTGTTGAAAATGGAATACATAATGTTGTAGCTGTTTTTGGCTCTTCTCTTACAGATACTCAACAGGTTTTGCTTGAATCTTCTGGTGCTACTACATTAATATTGCTTTTTGACTCAGATAAAGCTGGCAATAGTGCCTCTAATAAATTAAATTCATCTCTTTCTAGAATGTTTAAGATATTGTGCCCATCTCTGCCAGATGGCATTAAAGATCCAGGCGATCTTAGCAATGAGCAAATAAACAGCGTGATTAAGCCTTTAATTGAAAGGAACTCGTATTAATGACAATTCAAAGATTGATAGGTTTTTCTGGAAGAAAAGGTTCTGGCAAAGATACTTTAGCTGGATTTCTTTCTCTTAATTCTTTAAGACTTTTTGGTTGTGATTCATGCATGTTTTCTTTTGCTCAAACAATGAAGTCAGTAGCGATTAACTTTTTTGGATTAAAGCACAAACAGGTTTTTGGATCTTTAGAAGATAAAAACTCACTCACAAGTTACTTGTGGGAAGATCTACCTCATTATAGCGAAATAAAATATAATCATTTAAATCCACCAACAGGTCAAATGACAGCTAGAGAATTTTTACAAGAGTTTGGAACTGGAATAGCTAGAAAGATGAATAAATCAATACACATTAATGCTTGCTTTAATGCGATAAGTAAACAAAACTGTCCATTAAATTTTATTACTGATGCAAGATTTGAGAATGAAATTGATAGCATTAAAGATGCTGGTGGCATAGTTATTAGACTAACAAGAAGTACCGATAATGATAGTCATATAAGCGAAGTTGAACTGGATAAATGCACAAATAAATTTGACATTATTTTAAATAATCAAAATATGTCTAAAGAAGAACAGCAATTTGAACTCATTAGAAAACTAAAACAAATAAACTGGATTAAAAATGATCATAACTTATCTAAGGTCTAGTTCTGTAAGCTCCTATGCTTGGTGTCAACATAAATACTGGTTAACTTATAACTTGGGTTTCCAAGATGATTCCAACAAAAAAGCTGAAAAAGGCAATGTTGTTCATAAAGCATTAGAATTGTTGGCAAATAAAAAGCTTTGTCTTCAAAATGAAACATCTACATTTACGGATAGTGAATTAAAACAAACTTTTTCTACAATAGACATTTCTCCAGAAAGTGCTATATTGTCTGCTTTTGATCATTATAAAAATAAAAGCATTCATGAGTGGGATGATAAAGATTTAAAAGAATGCTCTAAATGGACTTGGGATACACTATTATTTAATAATGGAATGTTTTCACCTTTATCTAGAAAGATTGAGCAACCAGAGCAATATTTTGATATAGAAATTGAAGAACCTTGGGCTAAGTACGAATACTATTTAGACGATGGTACTGTTATGTCTGGAAATCTTAGAATAAAAGGAACGATGGATTTAATAACCAGAATAGATAAAAAAACTATAGAGTACATAGACTGGAAAACAGGAGAAAGAAAAAACTGGGCAACTGGAAAAGAAAAAAATTATGATGATTTTTATAAAGACTTTCAATTAAGGCTTTATCATTATGCATTAAATAAGCTTTATCCAGATGAAGAAAATATAATTATTACTATTTTTTTTAATAAGTCTGGTGGTCCTTTTACTTTGTGTTTTCATAAAGACGATGTTAAAACAACAATTGAAATGATTAGATATGAATATGAAAAAATAAAGTCTTGTCATTTTCCTTCAAGAATTATAGATTATGGTAAAGATAAATGGAAGTGTGAAAAGCTTTGTAGGTTTTACAAAGAAAAATATGAAGACACAGAAAAATCAATATGTGATTTTATGAATAAAGAACTTATACAATTGGGCATGAATGTTGCGTATACTAAATATGCCAATAAAAAAACAGTTGTTTCGTATGGCGATGGTGGTGGTCAATCTAATAGGGAGAATAACAATGTCGAAAAGTAAAAAGTGGATAGATGCTATTTTTGAAAAATCAACGCAAACAGAAACGCCTACAACATGGAGGCCAGAAGAATCTCCTACAGATCAAGACTATCCAAATTATGATGAAGAAGGGAAACTAATTGTTTCAAAAGAACCAGAGTATATTTCAAAGTACAATGGCGAGAAAGTTTTAGTCTTTAAAAAAGAATTATTAACTGAAGACTTGTCGTTTCAAGGAATGTTAACTGGAGAAAAATCTTCTAGCATTAAAAACAAAATTCTTATTCCACAAAATTTATTTTATATAGATAGAGATATTGCAGAAAATGACTTGAATTATAAACAAGTAATCCCTTATTGTATTTTTACAAAGAATGATCAATTGTTTATTTATCAAAGATCAAAACACGGATCTGAAAATAGGCTTCATGATCTATGGTCTGTTGGTGTTGGTGGTCATGTTAATCCTTGTGATGGAAATGACATTGAAACAATAGGCAATGCTTGCAAAAGAGAAATAGAAGAAGAAGTTCAATTTTCAGATCCTCATTCTGTAAGATTGGTTGGCGTTATAAATGATGATTCATCTACAGTAAATGCCGTTCATTTTGGCGTTGTTTTTCATGTGCATTTAAAAGATGGAACTTTTCTTAAGCCAATAGACAAAGCTCTTGCAAATGGTGAATTTAAACACACAAAAACAACAGTAATATCAGACATAAACTGGGAAGATTGGTCAGTACATGTAATTAGGAACTACTTAAGAAATTAATTAATTGAAAAAATTTAAGGATTGAATATGAATTGGATACCATTGCACTGTCATACCCATTATAGCCTATTGGATGGATTAAGTAAGCCAGATCTTTTAGCAAAAAGATGCAAAGAGCTTGGATATACTTCATGTGCCATAACTGATCATGGAACTATATCTGGTGTTATTTCTTTTTCTAAAGCTTGCATTTCACAAGGAATAAAACCAATCATTGGTTGTGAATTTTATATTTGTACAAATCCAGCAACAGAACATAATAAAGAAAACTCAAGTTTAACTCATCTGTGTGTCATTGCTAAAAATTTAAATGGCTGGAAAAATTTAATTAATCTATCTTCTTTAGCTAATTCCTTAGATTATTTTTATTATAAACCAAGATTAAATTTAAATGATTTTAGAGGAATTTGTAGTGATTTAATTGCATTTTCTGGCCATCCAGGAACTGATTTAGCTAATTCTTTATTTGAAGATCATAAGGAAGCTTATAAAAGAACTGATTATGATGAAATAAAGGAAATGCTTAAACCTAACTGGTTAAATGAATCTGGAAATATTTGTGCAAAATACATCGAGATATTTGGGCCAGATAATTTTTTTATAGAAATTCAATTGTTTGATAGCTCTAATTTAGTTGCATCAAAGGTTATTGCTGAATGTCTGAGAGAACTTTGTGCCAAAACTGGTATTAAAAAAATAGCAACTCCAGATGTTCATTATGTTATGCCAGAAGATGCTCCTGATCAAAGAGTTTTGCTATGTTCTTCAATGGAAACAACTTTAAAGAATGTAAATAGCAAGTTAGAAAACAAGGAAGAATTTGGTCTTTCTGTATTTTTTAAGTCAAATAAATACTATCTCCCAACAATTGAAGAAATATCTAGCTTCCATGAACAAGATGAAATAGACAATTGTTGTTTAATTGATAGTTTATGTGAAAACTATTCTCTTATAAACCAACCAGCCATACCAAACTTTGCTTGTCCAGATGGACTTTCTCAGATTCTTTATTTGAGGAAGTTATGCAGAGATGGGTGGAATAGGCGTTTCTCTGCAATAAAGCCAAAAACAGATGAATATAAGCTATATACAGAACGAATAAAGCATGAACTTGAAGTTATAGATACTTCTGGTTTGGCTGGATACTTTTTGATTGTACAAGACTATTGCAATTGGGCAAAGTCAAAGGGTTGGATTATGGGTAGAGGTAGGGGTTCTGGTGCTGGATGCATGATATCCTATCTTTTGGGCATAACAGAAGTAGATCCTATTAAACATTCTCTTATATTTGAAAGATTCTATAACGCAGGAAGAAACTCTGCTGGTCGTATAAGCTTGCCAGATATTGACTGTGACTTCCCAATTACAAAGCGTGATAAGGTAATAGAATATATAAAGCAAAAGTATGGAAGCAGCAATGTTTGCCAAATGATAACATTTAGTCGTATGCAGGGTCGTGGATCGTTAAAAGATGTTCTTAGGGTTCATGGTTTTTCTTTTGAAGAAAGCAACAATGTAACTAAGTACATTCCAGATGAATCCGAGATATCTGAACAACTGCAAGACATGAAAGATGAAGATGGAGATTCTTCAATAATAAGGTGGGCGTTAGAGAATATTCCTGATAGATTATCTGAGTATTGTAAGATTGAAAAGGATGGCACTTACTCTGGAAGATTAGCAAAGGAATTTGCACAGGCAATAAGATTAGAAGGAACAAAAAGAAGTCAGGGTAAACATGCTGCTGGTATAGTTATTAGTAATATTCCTTTATCAGAAGTATGCCCAATGACATTCGATAAAAAGACAAAGCAGATGATAGCTGGTATGGAAATGTCAGACTTAGAGTCAATTGGAATGGTTAAGTTTGATATACTTGGAGTTGCAGTTTTAGATAAAATAATGGGTTGTATAAATATTTTAAAGGGGAAACCAAATGAATGACAACTCTCTTGAAATATCTATAATAAGCAAGTTGGTAGTTCAGCAAACAGCTTTATTGGATGCTTTATCTGATTGCTCTTCCTTAAAGAAGGATCTTGTTAAACAAGCTAATAAGCTATTAAAAGCAATAACAATTCAAAATGGAGGTATGTTGATTATAGAAAAAGATTTTTTAGATTCAGCAGAAGATGTAGAAGTTGAACTTAAAATACAGCAAAATGATGACGGATCAATAGAACTAACTATTAAAGGAGAAGAAGACGATGAAGAGTAATACGATTATTGTTTTTGATTTTGAAACAGGATCTTTAGATACAAATACTTGTGAAGTTATTCAAATTGCTGCAAAAGCAATAAATAGAAAAACTCTTCAGCCGATAGAAGGTGCAGTATTTAACAGTCTTGTAAAGCCTAGAGACTTTGGAAATTTGCAAGAAGCAGCACTAGCAGTAAACAAAAAGACAAGAGAAGAACTTCAACTTGCACCCAATCTTGATGTTGTTTGGAGTAGGTTTATTGATTTTATATCTACTTTTGCAGTTGGTAAAAGTAATATATTAGCTCCTGTTCCAGCAGGGAAAAACATTAGATTTTTTGATATGCCAATCTTTCAAAGGGTTTGTGTTGAATTAGGATATGTTCAACCAAATAGCATACAGTCTTTCTTTAATAAAAGAAGCATGTTTGATCTAGATGAAATGATGTTGCTTTGGTTTGAAAATTCAGATGATATGCCTAATATGAAAATGGATACTATTAGAGATCATTTTGGAATGTCAAAAGCTAATGCTCATGATGCACTAGTTGATGTTGAGCAAACAGCAGATCTAATTACCTACTTCTTAAAACTACACAGATCAATATACCCAAAGGTTAAATTTAAAGACTCATTTAAGAAATAATAATATGACAAAAACATACAAATTTTCATGTGGTTGCAGCTTTCCAATAATTGGAGATCCTTTAACCGAAAATTCTTTGCCTCTAATGGAAGTAGATCCAACTAATCTTCCTTCTTGCGATATTGCTTGGGATATATTCTCTAGGGGCGATACAAAAGGAATTTTTCAGTTAGAATCAGATCTTGGGAAACAATGGTCTAAGAAACTAAGACCAAAAACTGTTGATCATTTAACTGCTTTAGGTGCTCTTATCAGGCCAGGAGCCTTGCGTTCTGTGGATGATAAGGGCGTTAGTATGACTGCACACTATTGCCGTATTGTAAATGGAGAAGAACAGGTTTCATCCTATCATCCTATTGTTGATGAAGCACTCAAATCAACTTATGGATCACTTGTTTTTCAAGAACAGGCAATGGAACTTTCTAGAGTTATCGCTGGATTTACTTTGCAAGAAGCAGACATGCTTCGTAAAGCAATGGGAAAGAAATCATCTAGCGAAATGGCAAAATGTAAGACGATGTTTATTGAGGGTGCTAAAAAGATAGAAGTAGTCTCAGAAGATCAAGCTGAAGAAATATTTGGGTGGATTGAACAGAGTCAAAAATACTCGTTTAATCGCAGTCACAGTTGTTGTTATGGTCTAATTGGATATGATACGGCATATTTAAAGAGCCATTTTCCAGTTCAATTCTTTACTAGCTGGCTTTATTTTGCGAAAGACAAAGCAGATAGTCAGCTTGAAATATCTGACCTAATTGAAGATGCAAAAAAATTTAATATAACTATTCAATCTCCAGATTTAATGATGTTAAACAGTAATTTTTATACTGATGGAATATCAATTTGGTTTGGTATTACTGATGTAAAAGGAATTGGACAATCACAATTTGAAAAAATTAAACTAGCTATAAATAATTATGGCAAAAGTATAGATTCTTGGGAAGAATTTGTGGTTAAATGTTCTGATGAAATGCCAAAATCAAGTATTGAAAAACTAATTGCTGTTAACGCTCTAAGAAAATTTGGAAACAAAAGGAAGGTTTTACTTGCTGAATTTAATGCTTGGTCTGAATTAACAGACAAAGAAAAGGAATGGATAAAAGCTAATGTTGAAATCACTAATATACCAGATATGATTTTAAACTCAGCAAAGACAAAAAAAGAAGGTGGTTGTTGTTCCTCAGTCAAAAGAGTTGAGGTTTTAAAAAGCATAGCCTCTATGATTAAAAATCCCCCTTCTCCTTTGATAGATATTCCAAGTTGGGTGTGTTGGATTGAAAAGGATTCTTTGGGCATTTCTTTAACATATAATGCTACAGACTCTTGCGATACAAGTAGCTCTAACACTACATGCAAAGAATACTTAGATGGAAAGAATGGTTATATGGTTTTTGGTGTTGAAGTAAGAAGGTCTAAAGAAGTGCTTACAAAAGCTGGAAAAACACCAGGATCTAGAATGGCATTTTTATCAATATCTGATGCTACTGGAAAAATAGATGATGTCATTTGTTTTCCAAACTCGTACAAAGATTTTGCTTCTTTGTTAAAAGAGGGTAATACAGTCTTGATTCAAGGTGAACGAGACAAAAAAAGTGACTCTCTTTTAGTTAAAACTGTTGTTCAAATTTAGGAGATAGAAATGAATATTTGTTCTTTTCTTGGTAAGCTAACTAGAGAACCAGAACTTATAAAATTAAACAATGGTAAATCTGTTGTTAATTTTTGTATTTCGGTTAGAAATCCATCTAAGAATCAAGAAAAGCCAGAAATGACTTTTATTGATTGTGTTGCTTGGGAAAAAACTGCTGATTTAATTGGCAAGTATTTTAAAAAAGGTTCTAGAATTCTAGTTCATGCTTCTGCTAAAACAGAAAGTTGGGTAGATAAAGAAAACGGCAAAAACAGGCATAAAATTAAATTCATAGTTCAAAAATTTTGGTATGTAGATCAGAAATCAAACGATGAAGAAGAACAACATTCAGAAGTATTTGCAGAAGAAGAAGATTTTGGCAATCAAATACTATAAGAATTAAAATGTCAAAAAAACGAATACTCCTGTGCGGTGAAGCAACTTTTATAAACTCTGGATATGCCAACTATGGTTGTCAGATTATGAACAGGCTTTATCAAACAGGAGAATTTGAATTGGCAGAAATAGGATGCTTTGGCAAAGATCATTCATCAGTTTCAAAACCACCTTGGAAAATATACTATCCAGATGAAAATAAAAACAATGGAAGATTTGGTTCTTCAATTTTTGAAGATGTTCTTTTAGAATTCAAACCAGATGTAGTGTGGTCTTTTAGAGATCCTTGGGTTGATGACTTTATTGGCGATTCACCCTACAAGAGACATTTCCATTGGGCTTATATGCCAACCATTGATTCTATTCCATTAGATCCAGAGTGGATATATACTTTAACTAAAGCAGACTCTATATTTACATATTCAGATTGGGCTTTAGACATACTTAAGGAAAATTATCCAAATCTAAATTTAATCTCTTCTGCTTCTCCAGCAGCAGATGAAGTATTTACCATGATTAAAGACAAAAAAGAATTTAAAAAGTCTCATGGTTTAGATCCAGATTGCTTAATAATCGGTTCTGTCATGAGAAATCAAAAAAGAAAGTTGATTCCAGATCTTTTTGATGCATTTGAAATGTTGTTGGATCAAGCACCAAAAGAAATATCTTCAAAATTAATTCTATATATGCACACTACTTATCCAGATGTTGGTTGGGATATACCAAAGTTAATAGCTGAAAGACCAAAAATATCAAAAAAACTGTTTTTTACCTACAGTTGTAGAGGTTGTTTTAACATATCTATATCAAATTTTAATGGTGCAATTATAGAATGCAATTATTGTAAAAAAATATCTTCTTTGTTTCCAAACACAAGTTCTGGTGCAAAAAGAGACTCTATGGCAATGGTGTATAATCTAATGGATCTATATGTTCAATACTCTTGTGCAGAAGGATTTGGGATGCCATTAGTAGAAGCAGCTTCTTGTGGAGTTCCTATTTGTGCCACAGACTATAGTGCTATGTACGACATAGTTAGAAAACTAGATGGTTTTCCAATAAAAGTACAAAGAATGCATTACGAAGTTGAAACACATAGAAAGTTTGCACTTCCAGACAATCAAAATTTTGTAGATATTTGTATTAAATATTTTAAACAGCCAGAATCTGTAAGGAAATTTAAGTCTAATAAAACATTAAATTTGGCAAAAGAAAAGTATAGTTATGATGCTGTTTCAGAAAAGTTGAAAAATCACTTTTTATCTATACCAAGCTCTAATACATGGAATGAACCAAAAAAGTACATGAGCATACCTTCAGAAATATCTTTTGATAACAATGTAGAATTTTTAAAGGAATTGTTGAAGTCTTTTAATGATGATTTTTCTCTTTTGTTTTCAAGATTATTGAAAAAAATAAATTACAACATGTCTTCTAAGGAAGATATATATAAAGAAGTAGAAAAAATAATATCTAAATACAATCACTATGAATCTATAAGGAACTAAAATGAAAGTTCTTTACATAGGAAACTACAGAGATGGAACTGGATATGGTCAAGCTGCTGAAGATTATATATTGTCTTTAGATTCAGTTGGCGTAAATGTTGTTTGTAGACCATTAAAGTTTAACGATTTAAATCACACGCCACATAAAAGAGTGGAAGAGTTAGAAAAAAAATCAACAGATAATTGCAGCGTTGTTATTCAACACACTCTTCCAACGCATGTCCAATATGATTCAAATTTTGATTTAAACATAGCACTTTTTGCTCATGAAACATCTTCATTTAGAATGGCTGGATGGCAAAACCATTTAAACAATATGGATTGTTGTGTTGTTATAAATAATCAAATGATTGAATCGTGCAGAGATAGTGGGGTAAAAGTTCCAATATATGTTGTTCCTCATGCTAGAGATTTTTCTATTTATACTGAAAAATTTGAAAAGCTAAAACAAGTTGAAGATAATACATTTAAAAATGATTTTATTTTTTATACTATTGGGGAACAGAAAAGAAGAAAAAATTTATCGGCACTGTTAAAGGCGTATTTTTTAGAGTTTTCAAGAGATGAAAATGTTTGTTTAATAGTAAAAACAAATCATGAGGACAAAGAAGATTTTACTAAATATTGCAATTCTATTTCATCTGGACTTAATGTAAGAAGACCCCCTAGAGTATTTTGCATAAAAGAAAGATTGTCAAATAACGCAATATACAAACTACACAATTCATGTGATGCTTTTGTGCAAGCATCTTATGGTGAAGCTTGGAGCATACCAGCATTCGATGCAATGGGTTTTGGAAAGACACCTATTGTAACTAATTGCTCTGGCTACAAAGACTATTTAAATGACAATGTTGGTTGGTTGGTTGATTGCCATAAGGAATTTATTTTTGGTCAAGAAAGGATTGTTAATGGCATTTACGATGGATCTGAATATTGGTGGTCAATTGATATTCATAACTTAAGAAGGAAGATGAGAGATTGTTATTCTATGGAGGACATTAGAAAGTCTAAGGCTACTTCTGCTTTAGATCGTGCCTACGAATTCTCCCACGAAAAAGTGGGTTTAAAATTTTTAAAGGTGATTAAACATGCCTCCAAAAAAGAAAAAACAAACTTGGGTAGACATTGCGAATTACAAGGAGGAACCTACAGAGGTTTCTTGGAAGGAAGAGAGAGATAAATCGGTTGAAGAAGAAAAGACCAATCAGATAAAGGGGAAAACAAAAAATCAAGAAATTTATATAGAAGCAATTGAAAAACACACTCTTACAATATGTTCTGGTCCTGCTGGTGCAGGAAAAACATTTATAGCTTGTGGTGTTGCTGCTGGATTATTGATGCAGAAAAAAATAGAAAAAATTATTATAGCTAGACCACTAATTGAATGCGGACAAAAGATTGGTGCTTTTCCTGGCGATCTGAAAGAAAAGACTGAACCTTTTATGGTTGCCATGCTTGAAGCAATTGGTAATTTTGTCACAAAAACAAAAATGAAGGCAATTAGAAATGATCAGATATTAGAAATATGCCCTCTTGAATTAATGAGAGGCAGAACATTTCATGATTCTATGATTATTTTAGATGAAGCACAAAATGCCACAAGAAGGCAATTAAAAATGTTTCTAACTAGATTTGGTCAAAATGCAAAAGTTATTGTTTGTGGTGATCATACACAAACAGACTTGCCTCATTACGAAGGAAACACTATGGGGTGGATTTTAGAAAAACTTAACCATAAAGATATTGCTAAAGTGTTCCTTACTGGCGATGATATACAAAGGCATGGGCTTATTAAATATATCGTTGAGCAGTTAGGGGAATAGATGCATCCCGCATTAAGTAATATAGTAAGGTCATCCACTAGAAAAAGTGGAGATAGACTTAAGATACTTACATTTTCAACGCATGAGAGATATCAGTCTAATATGGCTGATATCAATGCGGATTTTTGGGTTATAAACAATCCAAAAATTAAAGCTTGGAATTCTCAATATGCAGAAGTACCAAAAAACCATAAGCTATTAAATAATATAAAAAAAATATCTGATATTCCAAATTATCTTGTTTTTGATGCTATTCTAAGTCATGAAAAATTTATGCAATTTGATATAGCTTTGACTATATCTAAACACTTACACATACCATTAATATGTTTAGAACATGTATGCATGACAGAAACAAGAACTGCATTAAAGAAAAAATTTGGTAATACAAACATATTTATTTCTGAATATTCTGTAAAATCTTGGGATTTCAATAAAGAGCATGAAGTTATTAATCATGGGGTTGACACTAAAGTTTTTAACAATAAAAAAATAAAAAGAGAAAACAACATTCTAAGTGTTGTTAATGATTGGAAAAACAGAGATTATGAATGTGGATTTACACTATGGCAAAACATAACAAAAGATATGCCAGTAGTTGTAATCGGCAGCAATCCAGAACTTTCTGAACCAGCTAAAGATATTGATGATTTAGTTAATAGTTATAATAGATCTAGTATATTTTTGAATACATCAATATTTAGTCCATTACCAACTACTTTAATAGAGGCTATGGCATGTGGTTGCTGTGTTATTACTACCGCAAATGGAATGTGTCCAGAAATAATTAAAAATGGCGTAAATGGATTTATTTCAAACGATGAAAACGAACTTGAATTGTTCTTAAATAATTGTTTGGAAGATCCTTCTTTGTGCAGAAAAATGGGTGAAGAAGCAAGAAAAACAATACTTCAAAATTTTTCCTTAGAATCTTTTACAAATAGATGGAATGAAGTTTTACAGAAGGCAGTAACCAAAAATTGGTGGGAACTATGAAAATAAATATAGGAATACCATTCTTTAAAGAAGATGTTGAGGACAGTGAGTTTACATATATAAGCCCATTTCCAACATCATCTGAAAGTGTTTTATATTGTCATTATCAAGATTTAAGCAAAATTGCAGATGATGGTGAATTAGATGCTATTTCCTGCAAAAGAGTTTTAAATTTTATAAGTCATTTAGAAATAAAAGACACTATTAAACATTGGTGCAAAAAATTAAAACATGAAGGAAAACTATTTTTATTTTTTGAAGATATTATTGAATTATGTAGGTTGACAACAATTGGAAGCATTAAGGAAGAAGATATATCGCAATATATTTATGGTGGTCAAGAAGAAAGTTGGAACTTTAAAAAATCTGGCATTACAATACCTTTTATAAAAAATATACTTGTAGAAAATGATATGATAATAGAGAATGTCAAACTTGACTCGTTTTATTGCTATATAGAATCAAGGAGAAAATAATGCTAGGAACTGTTCACACATCATGTAAAGATTGTATATTTGCTATTTATTCTGATAAAACTCAAACAGATTGTTCTTTTGATAAAATAAAAAAGCTCAAAGATAATGGGGTTGCAGTAGATGAATCATTCGATGATGAAAAAGAATTTTTTGTAATCAATAATCATGCTTGCATGACATATAGACCAGCATCTTTTTTAGAAGGAAAAACATTTGAAGAAGCAAAGGAAAGTGCTAGAGAAAGATCTTCAGTTAGAGTTGGCTGTTTAGTTATGATAAAAGAAGATCAAGGAAATTTAATTAGAATTATAGATAGTATTTGCAACCAGACCAAACAATTTAGCGAAGTAATTTTCTGTGCCAATCCAGAAGTTCAACCATCAAAAATAATGAAACTTCTTAATGATAAAAAAGTAACATTCAAATGGTCTATTAGACACATAGTTGATGGTGAATATGTGGGAGATGTTTCTATGAATGTAGCAATGCAAAAAACAAATTGCATATACATGTCTGTTTTTACCTCCGATTTTATTGTGCCAAATAAATTTGTAGAGCAAATTGACATTGCTCTAAATGATAACATGCAAAGATTTTTGCTGTTAGAGCCGATTGATTCTGAAAATAATGGGCTTACCTTTCAATCATTTATATTTAACGCATTGCGTGGAAATGAACAAGCGGTTGTTGATGACAATTCTGAAAAACCAGCAAATAGTATTATTGAAAAAATAAAGTATGTAGCAACAACACAGAACCTTACTTCCATGATTAAAAAGTGTGAAGACATATGTCCATGCATAGTAAACAGCCAAGAGTAACTGTAGTTGTACCAAATTACAATTATGGCCATTGGATAGAAAGCTGTTTAGACAGTGTTGCTAATGATCCGTATGACAGTAAAAGCATTGTTGTTATTGATGATGGATCTACAGATAGTTCAGCACAAAATGTATATAATTTAATAACTAATCCAAAACCATTTTCAGAAAATAAAATTGATGGGATAATTGGAACATATAAAGATTACAATTTTCAAATAAAATTAATTGCTGCAAATACATCTAGAGGCCCATCAGCAGCTAGAAACATTGGAATAAAGTCTTGTTTTGATGAAACAGACTTTTTTTCATTTATTGATTCAGATGACATGCACATTTCTGGAAAAATAAAGAAAACAGTTAAGAAGATGATTGAACATCAAGGCTATGTTGGCGTTGTATATTGTGACTATGAAAATTTATATGTAGATAAGAATAGAGTTCATCAACAATATAAAGAACCATTCTGCTCAGAAAGATTGTTGTCAGAGTGTATAATTCCACCACATAGTTTAGTTGCCAAATATGCAATTGAAGACTCTGGTCTTTTTGACGAAGAAATGCGTGTGGCAGAAGATTATGATTGGTGGATAAGAATATCTAAAAAATTTGTTTGTTATCACATACCAGAAAAGTATGTAATCATGAGAACAGGAAAATATAATTCTTCTAATACAGTAGATAAAAATATATGGATTAAAAATTGGGCAAGAATAAGAGACAAAATAAGTAATGGCTCATAAACTTGGCGTTGTTATATTAGCTGCTGGCCTTGGCAAAAGAATGAAGGCATATGGCCCTAAATCGGCTATTGGCATATCGTCAGATCAAACAGTTATAGGTAGACAAATAAGTATAATTCAATCATGTTTTCCAAAGTATGAAATAACTGTAATAGTAGGCTTTCAAAAAGATAAAGTATTAGAAAAAATGCCATCTTTAATTTCATATATAGAAAACAAAAGCTATGAATCTACCAATACATCAATGTCTGTTAATTTAGCTTTAAGTAGAAATAACTACTCAAAACTTTTAATAATTTATGGCGATCTTGTTTTTACAGATGAAATATTTAAGGAAACGCCAAAAAATAATTCTTGGGTTGCTATAGATAATGAAAAAAATCAAAGGTCTATGGAAGTTGGAGTTAATGTAGTTGATAACAATGTGGTTCATTTTTCCTATGGCGTAAGTCCAAAGTGGGGGCATATAGCTATGCTCACTGGAAATGAATTGCTTCTCTATAAAAAAATAACAAATAATGAAAGATCACATAAGAAATTTTGCTTTGAAATTTTTAATGAAATAATAGATCAGTCTGGTATATTTAAAGCTCATAGGAACAACAACTGGAAAATGGTTGAGATAGATACTTCCAAAGATATAGATAGAGCAAAGAAACTAGTGAAAAGAGGCTAAGATGAATATTCTTTGTGTTCATGGGGAACAATTAAACATAGAAGAATTCTCAGGTTGGGGCAAAGCATTTATATCTTGTGGGCATGAATTCCTATTTTTTAAACAAAAAGAAAAATCAATTCTAGATGCTTTTTATGAAAAAAAACCAGATTTATTTATTACATGTGAATCAGCATTTGATAGAGCTACAAAAAAAGCAATAAATCTTTATCCAAAATGTAAAGTTGTTATATTTTATAAAAACTCTTGTTTTTTAGAAAATAAAAACTTTCATGAAAATGTTTATTGTTTTAATCAATTTGATCCATCTATAGATATCTATCCTTTGCTCAAAGGAAAATTAAAACCAAACTTAATTTCTGATATTAATTATGTTGGTGAATACATAGATGATAACGACAATGTTATTTTAAACACTTTATCTGAAAATGGTTTTATCGTTAAGGTATGGGGAGATAAGAAGTGGCCATATAGACAATATTTAGGAAGAGCAAAGGAAAATTTGGTTAAAGATATTATAATGTCTTGCTCTTTGTCTGTTTCTTCTGATTTATTTTCTGGTGAAATTTGGCCTTTAAAGGTGTTCGCATCTGGAAAACCATGTATACTGTATAGATCGGCTAAGACGAAAGATTTGATAAGTGCAGATAATTTTAATTATGAAGATGAGGAATCGTTTTTTAAAGCAATTATCGACTTGCTTCAAAATCCAGATTCTTTAAATGACGAAGTAGAAAGAATAAATAAAGATGTAAGGAATAATCATACATCACATAATAGAGTAGCAAAACTTTTTAATCTATTGGGTATGGAACAGGAGTCAGATAAATGTCTATTGGAACTAAAGAAAATTCTAGAGAAATATTGAGTGTAAATTTAGGTTTTGTCAAATCTTCAGATCATCTCAGAAAGTGTTTATGGTGGATAACTAGAGACTTCAGTAACTCTACTTTAAAAGTAATTATAGCGATAGAAGATAACGAAACATCTAATGATATAATTGATGTGTTAAAAACTTACGCAGCAAGATGTTCTTGGACTGTTATTAAAACAAAACCAGAACATTTGATGGAAACATATAATTTAAAAACATATCAAGAATCAAAAAGTCTAGCTCATAAAGTTTGCGATAAATTTTGCACAAAAAAGAAAATAATTGCAAGTCCTCAGATTATTTATGGTCATAACTGTTTCAAGGAATTTGCAGATCAAATAAATAATGACTTTGTAAATACAATGAATTGTTATTCAATGCCACCATATGTTCAAGTTGGTCTTACACAAGCTGCTTCTAACCTTTCAGATTTTTTAATAAAAGAATGTTTAAAATTTCCAATATATAGCTTAGAATATCCAGCAAAGATAGCTGACTATACAGTTAAGTCGTTTTATGATACCGAAGACAACAAAGAAGTTAAGTTTTTAGATTTCAATTGCTTCTTTTTAGAGACAAATGATTCTTGCCCACAAATAGATGTTGAACTTAATGAATCTACGATAGATAAAAATAATGTTGTGGAGTGGCCATGTTAGCATTTAAAATACCAAAACCAATAACTATAATCGGTGACCACACCAATACGGCTGTTACCTTTGCATCATGCAATTTTTGTACATGCATTAACTTTAATACTGTAATTGAGCAAGAAGAGCCATGTGATTCAACATTAAAAGTATTAAGATATTTAAATTTACATAGAACTTTTGAGAAAAATATAATTATAGAAGGTCTTTATCCCAATAGTGACTTTGCTAAGATTCAATCTGCCGTATTTGGTGGATTGAACTATTTAACAATTTCAGATCATCTTTGGTTTTCAATAAAGCTTGATTATCAAAAAGAATTCTTTGATCACATTATGCTCTACGAAATAAACAAAGATTTTTTTGAATACGATAAGTCTATAGCAAAATCATTTCATAAAATGGACAATCTTGAAAAGATGGTTGCTGATTTTTATGATGCATACCAAGAAAAAAATTGGATATTTTTGGGCCAATTAATAAACGCTTATTGGAAAATAAAAAGAGATATTGATCCAGCATCTAAAAATCCGTACATAGAAAAACTTTATTCTGACTGTAGGTTAAATGGTGCAATAGGTGGAAAAATGGATGGTTCTTTAATGTTGTTATTTGTAAAACCAGAAAATCAAGATTCAATAAAGTCAATAATGAAAGACCATGTTCAAATAAATAGTAGTTTAGATTTAACTGGCATAATCCATGAGGAACTATTCAGTGGAAATAGCAATTGTTGTAAATAAAATAAGGTTTAGTCAGCTTTCATATCTTTTGACTAAACAGTCACATGATAATGATTTAGTTGTATTTTCTCAAAATGACTACACTATTAATGCAAACAATGGATTTTCTATTTTTATGATGTATGATTTTTGGAATTATAAAGGCAAGAACATTGTTGCTACAGATATAGATTCATGCAAGCTTATCTTAAAAAACCCATCCGTAAAAAGTTTTTATTTTTATGTTTGGGATTTAGAATGGATGAGGTTTGAGTCTTTTGATTATGAAGACATTCAACAAATATATGGTAATAGCAAAATTAAACTAGTTGCTAGAAGTGATAGACACGCACTAGCGATTGAACAGGCATGGAATAAAAAATGTTTGGTGGTTGAAGACTTTAAATTAAATGAAATATTTAGGAGCGATAAAAATGAACCAGTTAACGCATGAGTATCTAATAGAACACTATGTGCAACAACTTAAATCTACATATCAAATAGCAGAAGAATTTGGCACATATCCCAACAAGGTTAGAAGAGCTTTGGTTGAGTTTGGTATACCACTTAGGGATAAATCTCAAGCACAAGAGAAGGCTATAGAAACTGGTAGGTGTAAACACCCCACAAAAGGCAAGAAAACATCAGAAGCAACAAAGAATAAGATAAGTGACTCTATTGCCAATGTATGGCAAGAAATGGGTGAGGATGAAAAGAAGAGAAGGGCTGAAATGTCTAGGCAGCAATGGGAAGCTAAGTCTGTGCAAAAAGTAGAAGAAATGCAAAAGGCAGCAGCAATATCAGTTAGGGCAGCAGCAGTATATGGATCTAAACTAGAAAAGTTCTTGATTACTGGACTGAAAAAAGAAGGCTTTAAAGCAGACTTCCATAAAGAGTTTTGGGCTATTGACAGAAAACAACATATAGATATATTTATTTCTGACCTTAATTTGGCAATAGAAATAGATGGGCCAAGTCATTTTAGGTCTATTTGGGGTGAGGATATACATAAAAAACAAGTGGCTAGTGACAGTAAAAAGACTGGATTTATAATAAATGCTGGAATGAAAATGATTCGTGTAAAAAACATAGATGGAAATAGTTCTGGATTTTATATGAGAACGATCTTGAAAAAACTTTTGCATACAATAGACTTAGTGAAGAATGGTACGAAGGAAAGCTTTTTTGAACTGGAGTAATTAATGTTAGATGAAGAAGAGAATGAAATTCCTCTTAGGACTAGTAGAGATTGGAATGAGTATGTCCTATCTCATTTTGGTCCAGATGAATTAGCTGACGGAAATCCAACAGTAGATGGTTTAAGGAGAGTTACCGAACTACTTCTTGGGCCAATTATTGATGGAAATGCCAAAGTTGTACAATCACCAACACCTCAGAATGACAATAGATGTGTTGTTGAATATGAAGTCACAGTCCGTATTGGAGAGGAAGTGATATCGCAACAAAGTGTAGCTGATTGCTATCCTGGCAATTGTGACCATAGATTTGCCGTCTATTCTTCTGCAATAGCTGAAACTAGGGCTGAAGGTCGAGCATTAAGAAAACTGCTCAAATTACGCAAAGTAATCGCTGCTGAAGAAGCAGGGCTAGTTCCTCTTGAAGAAACTGGAGTTAATGGTAAAATAACTCCTACGCAGATGAATTTCATAGAAACTCTCTGCCAAAGAAATGATATTAATGTAGCAGCTTATTTGGGTGCAGCAAAGGATTTTAACTTTAATGGAAAGCTTGAAGAAATTCCATACAAGTCAGCAGTTGCTGTAATATCACATTTGTCTGAAATGCAAAGAAATCAAGCGTCTATTAATGTTAAGTTCAAGGGCTATAACTCTAACTGGAGGAAGTAATTATGAAGGCGATTATCCCAACAAAGTTTTGCACAATTGAAATTGATTGTGACTCTGTTAAAGATGTATTTAGAGAAGTAGGAGGCATCTCCGAGATCTTTAATGAAGAAAAGTGTGGGTTGTGTGGCAATACCGCAATTATGCCAAAAACACGATCTGTAGAAAAGAATAAGAAAGTTTACGAGTATTTTGAGATGGGTTGCACTAACTCAAAATGTAGGGCAAGGTTGTCTTATGGGCAGCGACAAGATGGCGGTGGGATTTTCCCAGTACGCAAGCTTGATCCTAATGGTAAGCCTGATCGTGAAGCTGGTTCTTATGGACCACATAATGGTTGGAGTAAATACCGAGGCGAAAACAAAGATGAGTGATGTTGGAATTGATGTTAGCTCTTTAAATACTGAAGAGCTTAAAAAAGAACTCCTTTGGCTAGACGGATATGATACCGAATGGTCAAAGGAGATTTCTAAATTAATTAAAGAAGAGCTTAAGCTTAGAGATATTCAAGTTCAACCCACATAGCATATTGGGTCTTTGAACCGATTGAATCTGGAGATGCAGATAAAGCAAGAAACCAATCATGCCTATCTGCCATTGTTCCGCTTCCGCTTGGACTTAAGCCTGATATTCCAGGCGAATTAGCTAATGATACAATTGTTCCAGATCCTGCTGGCGTTTGCCAAGAAACAGATCCAGAACCATCTAAAACATTAGTTAGGCTTGGATGAATAATTTCTGCAACTTTAGTAGTAACACCACTAGCTGGATTATTAATGTTTGATCTATCATAGATTCTTAGTTTTACATTCTGTGTGGCTACCGGAACAGTATGGGTAAAACGCACATTTAAACTAGCTTGAGCATTGGTTATTGCTTGAAGATTTAGACCGCTTGGAGATCCAATACCATTAACTATTCCAGAATTTGGATGGGAATATTTAATGTTGTTTATTGCAGCACCAGCAATTGTGCCATTGCTGTTAGTTATATAGCTAGAATCTTGATATGCACCTACAGAAACAGACGATCCAAATCCAGAGCTTCCAAAAAAGCCCACGCCACTTGAACCTATGTCGTTTCCCGCTGAATAAAAATCAAATGTAGCCATAATTTTTCTCCTTATATATAATTATATACACCGCAATACACTTTTTTCGTCTTACATACTAACATGGAGTAGGGGAATATTTGTGGGCTGTTTGCCCCCTACATGCTTCATTGTTATAACAATTAGAATAACAATCACTAAGACAACCAGATTCAGTAGATGGAACACTATTAATATATATTAGCATAAAATTTTCATCACAAGTATATTGACTACAGCATCCCATACTAGGATTTGTGGTACTAGTCG